TACCATTATTTATTATATAAGTGTCATTTAATGTTGGTTTCATCCATAGATTTCCAATTTTAAAATTTGTTTCGTCAAAATTCCAATAGTGACGAGATTTTGGTGAGTTTTGTGTGAGAAATGGAGATAGTTCAGATTTAAAAGAATCGGATTTATAAACACCTGGGTCAATTAGATTAGTTATATTGTTAAATTTCATAATTTTCCTTTTATCCCCTAATTTACTTCTCTCTTGTAATTTTGTTATTACACCCCTTTTACTTTCAGAATCAATATGAACTAATAAAGGATTAGTAACGTTGGACTTAATAGAATTCACATTTATTTGTGTGGATAAGATACTAATACCTTCATTTATTCCAAATATATGATCTAAATTATGTTTAATTGTTTTTTCCCAACTCACCGTACCTTTTTTAGATATAATACCATCAGTACCCTGTTTAATACCAGTATCAGTAGTGTATAAACTTAAAATATTGTTAATCATGGGTGTATTTCCGCGAGGTAATGTAATATCACGTTTTATGAATATGTTTTTAAAATTTGATTTTAAGAATTCCTGAAAAGTCCGTTTTGTTGATCCGTCGTGTGTTAAATCCAACCATATAAGAAATAAGAAATCTATTTCAAAATTTGTATCGCCTCGTGTATACTTATTAAAATCTCTTGATTTCATACTATCAGATAGTGTAATGTAATTATTTTTTATTTGTTCTATTTGTTTAGCAATTATTCCTTTTCGACTGTTTGTATTTTTATTTGATAAAAATTTTATTATCTGGGTATACACCGATTTACTATATATTAGTTTAAGACCTCTTGTAAATATATTATTAGTATTATTAACAAGCGTGTTAAAATCCCGATTCACAAATTCACCTAATCTGTTTGGTAACTTTTTAGTAGTATTTGGACGTATATTAGTTTGTGATACATTATTAGGGAAAGTCGAAAGCAACTTCTGCGCGACGTTTCGGGCTTTGTTCGTTACCACACCCCTATTTCTATTTATTGGTTTACGAACTTTTGAAGAAACTTCACCATATTTACGAGGTGCCAACTTCCCTATTTTTTGTCTATATACTTTGTTCGCTGTGGTATTTTTTGGAACTAAATAATTTTTTTCTACTATTTTTTTTAAAGGTAACGTTCTTACTTTACCAGTATAAACCTTACGGTTGGCACCAGTATAAACCTTATGGCTGGCATTGGCACTAACAATTTTATTTCTATTTTTATTATTAATTTTATTATTTTTAATAATTGTTTTTGGTCTATATATAAACCTGTTTTTATTAAGGTTATACCCAACATTATTATTATTATTTCTTTTTATGGTTTCGTTTTCATTTTCATTTGTATTGGTTTTGTTATTATTTGATGAATTATTATTATTAATTCTATTAGAACTCATTCTTATCATTCACATATATTTTTATACTAAAGGAAAACTTCGGCAGAAAAATATGTTAATCGTCCATTCTATACTGGAGTAAATTGATTATGTCTAAGAAATAATCGAGTGATGCATCTATGAAATCACCACCGTAATTCTTTTTTAAGATATTGTTTGTATCAAAAATAACAAATAAGGCAAATAGTAACGACCCTATCTTTGCGTATTTCTTTTCACCGGGGCTAAAGAGTCGCGAGAGTATGAGCGCTAAGAGACCGAAGAATAAGAGTACACCGAGTGGTCTTAGATCGAACCCGAATTGGACGCTAAGAAGACCTAGTATAAACATACCTATGAATATAGTAACGACCTCTAAAAGTGCCTCTTTTATATTAGCTTGTGGTGAAAGATACGCGCCCATGAGAATCGATATGATCGTGAATAGACCAAACTTAAACGGTAAACTTAATTTAGCAAATACGAGTACTAAAAATAAACCTAGTAAAAGGAGTAAATTAAACAGTGCATTTCTCGCCATGTATTCGCTATACGATGGACTTTCTATGACGGTTTTTGCAGATTGGTACGCGACGAGACCCTGGAAAATAAGGTTTGCAAATACGGCACTCATGAAAGGTGCTTTACCCTGTAACGCATTCATTTATAATTCGTCAAGATAATTTTCACCACGACGTTTTCTTTTTATTAAAACGATTCCGAGCGTGAGTGATATTAACCAACACTGAAATTGTGATAATCCGTAAGGTTCTTCGATCATAAACATTTTTAATTGTATATTATACTATTTATAACTTTATCTTGTTTTGTAATCTTGTGAGCGTGTAATGATGATATAAGTGTGTACCCGATAAGAATAGGGATATATACGCTATTGGGTTTTGTCTTGCACGTTTATCGAGTAATACGAGCAATGCTAATGTTAAAGTTACTATAGTTGGCATGGTAAACAAAAAGAATTGAACATCGGTTAATTTGGCACTTTTTTCGGGTTGGGGATCCATTTAGTATAATTGAATATTTTTTCTAAAGATGTTTTCTACAAACGGCCATGTACATTTCCTTACCACCTACGAGTTCGACTTTATCGCTATTAACGATACGTTTCGTAAAAGGACCATGTGTTCCGTCCATACATTTCATACACATAGCTGATAATTTGAAAACTTTATCAGCGAGTGGTATACAATCTAAAATTTCACCTATTTTATCCTGTTTATAATCACCGTCTAGACCTGTTAATAAAACTGTTTTACTGTCACCAAGTGCCTTTTTAACAAAAACTTTTAACCCTATAAAAAATTGCGCTTCGTCTATGGCTATTATATCTACTTTATCGTAATTGAGTTCGTTAAGATTATTTGTTTTTATACAATCAAATTTCATGTTATCATGCGTTCGTAGAACATGTTCTAAACACCGTGTATCTTTACTCGAGTTTATGACGAGTATACTTTTTCCTATAACTTCATACCTTTTTAGACGTCGAACGAGTTCGGACGTTTTACCCGAAAACATGTTTCCCATTATGATTTTCAAACTCATTATTAATTAGTATTGAACTTATACTTTTAAATATATTCTCAGGATATACTAGAACAATGTTCATTTATATATTATTTTTATTAGCTCTACTTTTGAATGGATTGATAGGATATAGTATTTCGTATAAAAGGAATGTGAAAGAAGGTGAACCTGTATACGATTTAGGATTTGATTTATTACCAAATTTACAAAAATACGATCATTTGGGTGATTATGCGTTAATCATTCCTATACTCTTTGTTCTTTTTTCATGGGGATCATGGAAAACGTCAAAACGTGAAAGTTTTTTAACGATGTTCATTTTGATGTATACGTTTAGGGCATTATCAAATTACGTAACGACGTTACCTTCGTCTAAGGAATGTCAATTAAAACCACCATTTGGTTTTTGTAACGATTATATGTTTTCCGGACACGCTACAGTTAATATAATATCATCGTATTACGTAGGTTCACCTTTATGGCCGGTATGGCCAATACTAACGTCTCTTTTTTCCGTGGCGTCTCGAGAACATTATTCGGTTGATCATGTTATTGCATGGCTTATTTTTGCTGCTCTTAAGTGTGAAATATAATATTTATATATTTAAATGACCTTTAATACGTACGTTATAAATTTGGATTCACAAAAGAAACGGTACGAGGTTCAGGAAAATAAACTTAACGAGGTTGGTATTTATCCTACGCGTATAAGTGGGTATACATTTGAAGAAATTGGTGAAAGTGAATTACAAAAACATTTTGTTCAAACAACACCTTTCTTAAAGCCTAGAAATACTGTAGGGTGTAGCTATAGTCATATACAGGCACTTAAACACTTTTTAGAAAATGATCCATATGACGTTGCTCTAATATTGGAAGATGATGCATTTCCTTTATTTACTAACGTTGTTCACTTGGAAAAGAAACTCGAAAATATAGATTGGGACTATTTAAGTTTACACTGTGATGGTGTGTGCCCTAAAGACGGTGGTAAATCTGGTTTATTATCTGGTTCCACTGCGGCATACTTTATTACACGCGAAGGTGCTAAAAAAATAATAAACTATAAACATTCTTTTCATTATGATGTACAAACAACAACAATGAAAAACTTGGATAAAAAAATTGACGATAAAAATTCGTTTTGGACGGATGAAAACGCTAAAATGAGTGGCGAATCGAGTACGAATAGGTATAATAGGTATTGTCACAGTATATATGATAAAATTACGAAAATTGTAGTAAATAGGGGTGAGAAAACCGCTTGTCACTTCAAGGATTATGCTATTTTACGTATACCTTTATTAGGTTATAACGTATCTGTAGAAGATATAGTATTGTTTTTGTTGTGTATTTTAATCAGTTGTACAGCTTTTATCGGCGTAAAA